GTTAGCAACTATTGCTCAACGTCATTTTGCTCAAGGTACAGCTGCAGGTGATCAGATTGCTATTAAGGCAATCATGGAAGCTAATAAGTATATTGAACCTACTAAAGATGCAATGGCAGATCAAGATAATGTTGCTGATATGTCTAAAGAGGAAATCAAAAGTAGATTGAAGAATTTAAAGATTGTGAATGATGAGTAAAAATAAAGAAGCCGCTGAGCTGATAGTTGAACTTGAGAAGCGGAATACTTGGGCGAGATGGAAGGAAGATCCTATTGCTTTTATTGAAGAAGCATTAATGATCTATCCTAAAGATGCAGATAAAGGATTGATTCATCTAAAGATTAATAAAGCTCAGGTTGTGGTTGTAGAAGAGTATGTAAGGCAGATGAAAGAGATTGGTTATGTAAGAATGATTATCTCTAAGTATCGTCAAGCGGGTTTCTCTACAATTAGTTCTGCTCTAATCTTTCATAGGACTTTGTTCTATAAGAATACTAGAGCTGTAATTATTAGTTTAGATAAGCCGACGACCGAATCGATCTTCCAGATGAGTAAGACGTTTTGGGAGAACTTACCTAAGAGTTTAAAACCTAAGTTAGGGATATCGAATAAGAGAGAGATGGTATTTGAAGGTAACGATTCTAAATTTAGATTGTTTACCGCAGGTGCTGATAACCCTGGACGTGGTACAACTAATACTGCATTGCTATGTGATGAAACGGCTTTCTTCCAGAATGCTGAGAAGGTAATGGCAGGTCTATTCCAGTCTGTGTCATTAACCAATGGTAGTATTATTATTATTAATAGTACGTCCAATGGAGCACAAGGTGTCTATTACGATCTATGGAGTAAAGCTGAGAGAGGTGAAGGTAACTTTACTCCTTTGTTTGTGCCATGGTATCTTCAAGATGAGTATACACTTGAGTGCCCAGATGGTATTGAGTGGGCTCATGATGAGCTTAGGTTACAGGAGAGATGGGAACTATCTAATGGTCAATTGTATTGGCGTAGGATTAAGATAGCCGAAACCTCCTCCAATCTATTTAAACAGGAGTATCCGTTTACAGCGGAAGAGTCCTTCTTGCAGTCTGGTAGTTCTGTTTTCAATAAAGAGTCATTGGATAAGTATGTTACGCAACCACCAGATTCTCTAAGAGAGTTTAATGATGCGTACAGTTCATTTGATGAATCTACTGAAGGAACACTTTCTGTATGGGACGCACCTCAACGAGATAACAAATACTTGATTGGTGCTGACGTTGCATTAGGTGTACGTGGAGATTATTCAGTTGCTTGTGTTATGACTAGTAATAGAGAGATTGTTTCTATTTATCGTAGTAACAGAACCGACCCTGTTCGATATGGCAGGATATTGTTCTACCTAGGAAGATGGTATAACAATGCCTTGATATGTCCAGAGTCTAACTCTATTGGTATTGCTACTGTTCAACAGTTACATGGTATGAACTATCCGAATATCTATCAGCAAAAGAAAACAGCTAATACTTATTCAGAAGGGATTAACCACTTAGGATTTAAAACGACAGCTGCAACTCGTTCTCCAATCATATCTAATCTTAGACGAATGATTGAGGATGAGGATATAGCGATACCTTCTGCGCTTGCTATTGAGGAATTACGTAACTTCATTGTTACACCTCAAGGAAAGCCGGAAGCTTCACTTGGACATCATGATGACTTGGTTATGGCGATGGCGATAACGTGTGAAGCATATAGAACCCATGGACATTCCCTCACTAACCAAACATTTAGTTGGGGTGAATTAAATACCAATTATCAAATAAATGATACAAAATGGCTATAAGCCCCATTAATAAGGACTTATTTTTGTACTTAAATTGCGAGTAATTAAGCATATACAAACCGAGAGTGAGCGAATGAGCAAACATAAAATAGAAAAAATTACTGACGACATGTTGTTAGAGTCGATTGATAGAAATATGCGAAATGCTACTGGAGGGTATACAGGATCATCTGATGCCTCCAAGCGACGTGAGAATTCAATTTACGAAATGAGTTTAGAGCCTAAAGGTGATTTAGTACCTCAAGGAGTCTCTAAAATTGTTTCATCAGATTCAGCAGAGATAGCTGAAGGTTATACCGCGCTGTTAACTAAGTTACTACTTGATAACAATAAGTTAGCATTATTTGTCCCTTATAGCAACGAAGTGGCTTCTATCAAAGCCTCCCAGGTTGCTTCGGACGTAGTAAATTACTGTTTGTTTAACTCTAATTCAGAAGGCTGGACAAAACTGTCTACCTGGATTAAGTCAGCAGTTGTATTCGGTAACAGCGCCATAACCTGGGGATGGGAAGAAAGCTTTGACTATGAAGTTGAGGAATACGATTCAATTCAAGAGGCTGTGCTAGATCAAATCTTAGCAGACAGAAATGTTGAGATTGTAGGCGACCTTAATATCAAAGAGCTTTCAGCTGAAGTTGTTACTTATGAAGATGTACGTTTAAGACGTAAGATAGATAAGTCAGGTGTTAAAGTTAGAAATATTCCACCTGAATCGTTTATGATCGATAAAGCGGCAGAGTCAATAGGTGAGGCTCGCTTTATAGGGCTAGTCTCTGATATGACTAGATCTGAGATACGTATGACATGGCCAGACTTTACAGGTGACTTGTCAGAGATAGGAGAAGAATCTTCTTTTAGAGACTCTGAATGGTCATTAGAGTCTTATGCTCGTAAACAATCGGCTGGTCTAGACAATTGGATTAACTCAGATGACGAAGAAGATGAAGCTAATATATCTATTACTGTTGTGGAATGTTGGATTCGTTCTGACCGTGACGGTGATGGTATTGCTGAATTAAAGCACGTTATTAAAGCAGGGAGCACAATCCTTGAAGAAGAAGATTGTTCTTACATCCCAATTGCGATGCTTAATCCAATTGAGATCCCTCATGAATTCTATGGTTTGTCATTGTTGGATATGGCCCGTCCACAGACACAAGCTACTACAGCTATCATGCGTGGATTTGTTGAGAACGTTTACTTTGGTAACTATGGAAGAACGTTGGCAGATCCTAACGTTGTTGACTTTGCTGCATTGCAAAACCCATTACCTAAGCAGATTATTGCTACTAATGGTAACCCTGCAGCTGCGATCCAACAGATCACTCCAGAGCAACTCAGTCCTGGAACTGGAACTATGCTTGAGTTCTTAGGTATGCAGAAGGAACAATCTACAGGTCTTAGCAAAACAGCAATGGGATTAAATGATACATTGTATGTCTCTGGTAACTCAGAACAGAAGATGGGTAATGCACAAAATGCTGCTCAAATTCGTGTTGAACATATTGCTAGAAGGTTTGTTGAGAGTGGTATAAAAGACTTATGCCGTGGCATCTTAAAAGAGATGAAAACAAATCTGAAGAATCCTATGCGTTATAAGACAGACAAAGGATATGCGTCTTTGACTCCTGAAGTATTGCAAACTATGCCTTCTAATATGGATTTAGATATTCAAGCTAACTTAGGGGAAAATTCTAATGTTAATGTAGGTATGAAGCTAAATGAGATTTCTCAACTTCTTCCTGTTATGGCAAGCGATCCTGAAGCTGCTCCTTATATCAACCCATTAGCTGCGTTTAATCTAGCTACTGATATTCTTGCTAATATGGGATTAGACCCTACTAGATACTTAGTCGATCCAGCTAATGAAGAGGCCCAACAACAGATACAACAGAAACAACAGCAAGCTTCTCAAACGGCTGAACAAGCTAAACAAGCTGAACTTGAAAAAGCACAACTTGATGCTCAAACAGCGGCAGTTAATATTAGTTACTTGAAAGCAGAGATTGATAATAAGCAAATTGATAACAAACGTCAATTACTTTCAGCAGAAGACGAGAGTAATCGTAAGTGGGCTGAAATTATTGTTAAAGCACAAGGTACTGATGGAGCGCAAGCTCCTCAACAAGTTCCTGTTGACTTTGAGAGACTTTATCAAGACACTGAAGCGCAAGAGAAAGAAGCTGCAGAGATACAACAGCAAGGAGAGCAATTAGCTCAAGCTGCCATTGAAAACCCAGAGCAAGCTATGCAGATGGCACAGCAAGCTGGTATGGATCCATCAGCAATGATGGGTGGACAACAACAATGATGAGAGATAGATGACACAAAAATACAATAGACATCAGAACTTTAAAAGAGATTCTGATGGTAAGCCAAAAAAAGTATCTGTTTATGATGATGCGCAAAGAATCTTAACAAAAGGATATCAATGCGACGAAATAAAAGATACTATGACAATGGTAACAGAGGATATTCTCAACCAGCTGTTTGTGCAATGGTTAGAAACTAAGCACTTCGAAACAGAATCAAGAGAATTCCTTTATAAGTTAGCTATTAGTCAAGGAGCAGTGATGCAGAACATCGAGCGCTCTATTACTGCTAAAAATAACAAAGCTCGAGAGATAAAGGATGAATGATGACAGATGTTGAACAGAAAGCAATAGATAAGTTAACTTCTAGTATTAAATCAGCTATTGGAGTATTAGCATTAGGAAGAGGTGTTGGTTCCCAGGCTGCTATTTTGAATGATTTAATAACAGCTAGAAATAACATAGAGGCTATGACGAAACCTGCAAAGGCTCCCGTAGCGCCTAGAAGACCAGCTCCGGCTAAGAAAGCTGCAGTTGCAAAAAAGAGAAGTTCTATTTAAGAACTATTTGATGATTGATTGAGAGGCCTTAAATAGGCCTTCTACTAAAAATAGGAGACTATATGTCAGAACAAAAAAGCGAAGCTACCCAAGTGGATGAGTCGCAAGTTCAAGACTTTGACTTTGACGCATTGGCGGATGATGTTTTAGGATTAGATACCGAAGCAGCTACCCAAGAAAGTGAAGAAGCCACAGAAAAACTCGAAGGTGAGGATCCACACACTGACGAGGACGCTGATGAAGTTGGTGAAGTTGAGGAAGATGAGGAAGAGGAAGAGGTTGAAGATGAGGATGAGTCTGAGGACGCTACCCAAGAAGAAGATACTAATGAATTGGATGACGATGAGATTGATATGGACTTTACGGTTCCCGTTAAGATTGATGGGGAAGCAAGTGAAGTATCCATGGAAGAGCTTATCGCTAATTATCAGACTAAGCAACACCAGTCAAAGAAAGGGGATGAACTTGCGAAACAGGCAAAAGAGTTGGAAGCTTATAAAGCGGACGCTCAGGTATTTGCTCAAATTAATGCGCAATTGCTGCAAGACCAAGACGATAAAGACAAGAAGATCTTATCAGCTCTTGAAAAGAGAGTTGACGACGCTTATAGCGAGGATGATTATGAAGCCTCTAAACTTGAAAGACAGTTTAATAAAGCTACTAAAGAATATTCTCAACGTAAAGGTCGCAGAGATTCGATGCTGGAAAATATGGGAAGAAAGGTTGAAGAAGGAAGAGTTGAACAATTCAATAAACAAGTTGAAGAGTTTCATTCTACTATTCCAAACTTTATCCCAGATTGGTCAGAAGAAGTCGCACAAGCCAATAGGCAGTTTGCTTTAAGAGAGCAACTTCCTGAACAGCTTGTTGATTCTATGGTTGACCCAGCAGTTGTAGCATTTGTTGACAAATTCCGAAGATTAGCTGAGACAACTTCTAAGGGAGCCACAAAACGAAAGAAGGTTCCTATTAAAAGAGTCTCAACTAAAAAGCCTGTTTCTAAAACAACTAAAAAAGCAAACACAGTAGAACAGTCTAGGCAAAGACTCAACAAAGGCAAAGGCTCAGAGAAAGATAATAAAGTTCTCTTTGATAATGCTATTGATAATTTGTTTGGCTAACTACTCTGTTTTAATATAAGGATAGCAAAATGGCTACAAAATTTGGTACTACTGCCATATCAGGCAGTTACTCGGCGCAAGGATCTCAACGTGAGGACCTTGCAAATTACATCTCTAACATCTCTAGAGATATGACTCCATTCATGGCTTCAATCGGTAAAGGTAAAGCTTCAGCGATTACGCACGAATGGTCAACTGACACTTTAGCTGCTGCTGCATTGCAAGCTGCAGTTGAAGGTTCAAGCTTCGCAGAATCTGACGGTCCTGTTGTACAGAAGATTGATAACAAGGCACAGATCTTTACTAAAGGTATTCGTGTTTCTGGTTCTCTTGAAGCTGTAGACAAGGCTGGACGTAAGTCTGAATTCAAATATCAGACTGAGAAGCGGGGTAAAGAAATCATGCGTGACATTGAGAAGACTTTAGT